CGATGACATCGTATGTATGATTTGTGACAATGAGCGGGACATTTGCTTGACCTAGTTTAAGTGTGAGCATACGGAATGCACCTTTTACAAGTTGCGATTTAGTCATATCACGAACCTGTTTATCATTTAGTGCATCTGTGATTTCTTTCTCAGTGGAAAGCATACCCAAAGAGTCTAGCACAAACATGCAAGGTTTGCGTTCCTCTACAGGTTTTTTTAAGTAAAGATCTACTGCTTTGAGTGCTTTTGTACGAAACTCTTCAATAGTAACAACATTGACAACCACAAGACGAGAAGTATCAATTCCACGGGATTCTACAAGTGATTTGGTAATAGCAGCTTCAGTATCAAAATAGAGACAATACCCATCGGGATTGGTATCAAGGAAATTCTTAACAACGGCGAGGCTGAAGAAAGTTTTTCCAGTACTAGACTCTCCAGCAATAGCAGTAATCTTATTGCCAGATACACCACCAAATATGCTACCTGAAACCAGTGCATTAAAAATGTATGAACCCGTGTCAACATAAGTCTCTGTTTCGTCAATATCTGATGCCAACTTAGTAAAGTCATCACCAATTTCTTTTACAATATCTTTTAAGAAGTCCATAATTTACTTTTCCTATTTAAATTAAAGGTCCACAATTTATTATAGAGATTCTTCTCATTAGAATTTTTAAGAATCTCTATGATTTTTTTAAACTCTTTTTCGGTTATGGGTATTTCCATCAAGAGAAAAATGACTCCAAACTTGCAGTTTTTTCAACATTCCACCCAATAGAATCAAGAATAATCTTGAGTGGTTCTAGAAATGCTTTCTCAAATTGTAGTTCATAGTCTATGTATTTGTCAAGATTAAGTTCCTTAGGAAAATCTTGAATGAAAGTAATTACATTTTCGTGAATGATGTTTGGTTTTTTGAGATATACAAATTTGATTTTCTCTCCATTTTGAATAAGAGAATACTTATTTGTTAACTTATTTTGTTTAATGTAATGATTAAACAAAAGTGCTCCACGAACGTGAATTGGAGTTCCTTTAATGTAAATGGTAGATGTAGAAGAGTACTTTTGAACATCAGAAGCAGAACGCGGAAATGCAATCTGTTCAGGAGATAGTTTTTTAAACTTTTCTCTACAGTTATCAATAAAGTTAATAATGTCATCTTCAGTACCACTCATCATAATACTGAAAGACTCCTTCAACATCTTACGACAAGGTGCAGGTGTGGAAGACTTGATTGCTTCAATACCTTTGATTTTCAGTTTGGGTTCTTCATAACGAACACCTTCACTATCCCATACACTCAGAATATATCGCTTCTTTGCAGTCCAAATACCACGTTCAGCAACACATTCACGCTTCATGTACATTTTCTGCTCATAAGCGTTTACATAATCCGCCAATTCTTGGTAAGAACTTTCAATATATTTTTCAAATTCCACCTGACAGACCTTATCAAGGAACGAAACAATGCCTTGAGTAGTTTTCTCTCTTCCTTTGAATACACTCTCAACCAAAGGACCCATATTAATATAAAGAGAATCAGTATCTGAAGCAATAACATAATCCGCATCTCCACTTTTCAAAATCTTGTTTAGATAAGAATTGACTTTGTTCATGATCCATTGGATAGAAACTTGTCCGGACAATGTGATTGCTTCAGCGTTTGCTAGTTTGTAATAACGGAAATACTGATTGCCGATAGCACCATAAGCAGAGTTCAATTGAATCTTGCGTGCCATCTGAATATTATTACAACGAGCAATCTCTTTAATCAACTCTTTGTTTTTTGTTTTCTCATACTCTTGCTCAGCAGCAAGCATCTTCTTCTTGAAGATAACACGTTCATTGTAAATTTTCTCCATCAGTTCTGGAAGAAATCCACGAACGTCTTTGCGGAACATCGCTCCGTTAGCACACACCGCATAGTCCTTGTACATTTCAAAGTTAAGACTTTGATTCAAAATCTTATCTACAGAAACTGTTGGGTGCTTTTCCTCTAGAAGAGTTTCTGGTGAGATATTATACATCATAATCAGGTGAGGATACAGAGAGTTAAGGTCAAAACTCACCACCCAATCATACATTCCAGGAATCGGTTCTTTTACATAAGCACCAGCATACTTTTCATCTTTCTGTGTTTTGTTCTTTGGAGGAATAACAATATTCCTTTTCTTCAAATATGTGTAGATAATATTATCCCACATACGAACTTGATAAAATACGTCAGCATAATTCACTTTGGCGTCATATGCCATCGTAAGAGCAAGTTCAATCAGTTTCATCTTGTCTTCCAAACGGTCAACAAGTTCTACGTCAATAATATTATACTCAATAAACTTTTGCCACCCCTGCGTATAAAAATCTTTAAAGGTATCATACTCAGAGTGATCAAGTTTTTTCTGCCCCAACTCAACTTCGGCAATATAATCAAGGCGATATGATTCTTGTGCCTTATAAGTAAACTTCTTGTATAAGTCAAGATAATCAAGTTGGGTGAGACCACCAACATCAAATGTAGTGTGCTTTCTTCCTTGAATGTAAGTTTCTCCTTCAGTCACAAGTCCCCAGTTAGAGAAACGTTTCATTAGTTTCTCGCCAAGAACACGATTTAGACGTTTGCAAATATAGGGAACGTCATACAACTGAATGTTCCATCCAGTGATTACATCTGGAACATTGAACATCCAATAGTTAATGAAATGATTAAGAAGCTCATATTCAGAGGGGCAATAGTGATAAGTCACATTGCTCTGCTTATTATTAAAAGGTTTGACCCCCCAAGTAATAATCTCTTTAGTAGTATAATCCTGAATACTAATCGAAAGAATTTCTTCAGAACAAGATTCGACATCAGGGAATCCTGCTTCAGAGGCAACCTCAATATCCAAAGTTACAAGTTTGATTTTACTAATATCAAACTTAATTTCATCTTCTGGATATTTTTCAGAAATGTATTGACAGATATACCTGTCATTTCCATAAATTTCAAATCCATCTACGCTTTCATACTTTTTATAAAACTCACGACAATCTCTGATAGTTCCTGGTTTTATAGGTTCTACAAATTCTCCACTTAAAGTTCGGTATTTTGATTCTTTTTTAGTTTTTACAAAGAGAGTCGGATAAAACTCGTCTCTACTTTCAAATCTCTTTCCATTTTCAACTCCACGAACAAGAATTTGGTTTCCAATCAATTGAACATTAGTATAAAAGCGTTGCGTCATTCTTTAATCAAGTCCTGATATTTTTCAAGTAAAGTTGGCGTAGGATCTACAAGAGTAAGAATCTTGTCAGAACTCATCATACAAGTATTTTGTTTCGTATATCCATTTAGAAATGGTTCTAACATCATATCATTTCTTATGACAAATGGATTAACTAGTTTACAATCTGGTTCTCCAATATCAGCACCAACTTCCTCAATCTGTGTTATCAGAATCTGCTGGTTCATTAACACTAACACTTTTGTTATTTTTTCCATTGTTTAAAATGTCCTCTTCATACATTTGAGCAAGTTTATCTATAGGGTTAACTAAGGTAATAACCCATTCCAAAGGAACTCTTATTTTTTCATCCTTTGAAAGCAAAACCCATGGTGTAAGTCTAATCTTAACCGAATCTGTTTTTACCTTTTTATCGTCATCAAGCTTCATTTTGATATTACAGGGTTTATCAAAAATATATCCGATTACCCTGTCTTCAAGAACTAATTCTTGAATATCTGCGATTATGTCTTCGCCCGATTTTAAAAGAGCAAGTTTTACCGTCATCTCTACTCCATACCTCCATTCATTCTAGCAACAAAAAAAGGAGGAGTCAACCTGGATTTTGCCAGGTGCTCCTCGCGCCGACGATATTCAAAAGTATTTATCTCTTTCTTTTGAACTTACACACTTTCTTTCCAGGAAGCATGGCATAACTTGTTGTTCCTGCCCAACCACATTTTGCTTTGGGTGGTTTTGCATCGACACCAAAATCACCTTTCATTTCTTTTAGGATATTATTAAATTCCTGGAAAGTTTTCATTTTTTATTTTTATTTATAGATAGTCCTTTCGTTTGTGGTGTTCAGGAACAATCTTTTTCAAGTTGACAGAGAGGAGTCCGTCTTCAAATGATACATCTGAGACTTCTGTATCGTCTGCCATTGTCCACGCTCTTTTGAAAGATCGTTGAGCCAATCCCTTATGGACGTAGTTGGTATCGGATTCTTTATCCTCTTTTTGTCCCTCAACGAAAAGTTTTCCATCTTGCGTATAAACGTAAACTTCTTTCTTTTTGAATCCAGCAAGTGCTAATTCAAGTCTCGATTCTACGTTACTGACTTGAACAAGATTATATGGTGGATAATTAGAGGTAGTTTCATGGATCTTAAAAATACGATCAAAATATTCATCCATCCCAATAGTATTGCGGTTGATTTTTTCCAGCAATGCAGGGATATCCGCAGAGGTAAACCTAGAAGTTGCAAGGTTAGTCATTATAGTAGCTCCTTTAAAAGCGAGTTTGTGTTGTGTGGACCCTTTCGGCATCCATTATTAATTATACAAGAAACGAAAAAAAGAGGTATCGGTAAAACCGAACCTCTTTTTAGGGTGTTCCGACTTTTGTAGAGACCGCACGAAAGGTCTCATACTTATTTATTCGGTCTCTACTACTTTTCCTTTCTTACCAATGTTATACTTTTGCTCCAAAATCCAATCACCCTTATCCTTATATGCAAGAACTTTGATTTGATTCAAAGGTGCAATATCATTTACGTTATCGGGTTTCACAACCGTAATCAATCCCCAGTCAGCAAGAAGACGCACAATTCTATTGCGTCTTTGTACATCATTTACAGTGAGATTAGCATGTTTGCCATCAAGAGCAAATAGTTCCTTAAAATGAACAATATAATATCTTCCTTGTTTATGAAGGATATGGCAAGATTGATAGAGTTTTTTCTCCTTCCTAGAAGCAACTCCGATACGAGTCAAAGTCTCACGAACCTTTAGAAAATCATCGGGTTCATTTAGAATAACTTCCACCATTTGGTCTTGTGACCAATTTACCTGTGGTTCAATTGTTTGAGATGTCATTTTGTTCCGCCAGTTTCAAGTCGTTGTTTAATAAAGTTGATTTGCTCTTTTGACAAAATTTTCAGTGCTTGATATGCCTTTTCATTACTATAACCATAGTACTGTTTTACATATTCTAAGTCTTTAATTTTATCTTTACGGAGCCAGGGAGAATATCTCTTCCTTTTTCTTATAGTATTTAGATAAAATGAATATTGCATATCTTTATCAAGACTATGGTTCATATTCATTTCATTCACAAAAAGAACACAATCAAGGTGTCCAGACAAACAACGATTAATAATGTAAGGGGCATATTCCCTTAAAGCATCTGGATTTTCCTCAAGTAAATTATTCTTCGTCTGATTTATTGAGTTCAACCAATCCTTCAATTCCATAATTAAAAAGTAACAGTTCCTTTCTTTGTTTTTGCTCACGCATATATTCGCCAACAGAACGCATCGTATAAGTTAGATCAAACTCAGCAGCATTCCAGTCTTTAAAACGATCCTTTACAAGTTGATCTGAGTTATAACTTAGCAATTGATCCATACTATTAATATCACAATCGGCAGCAAACTTATCGTGATCAAATCCTTTATGCATTGATCCCTTGTGCCCATAGAGATTATCCTTAATATCATAAGGAGGATCGAGATACATAAAAGCACCTTTGTTTCCATCCATTAGATAATCATAGGAATAGTTAGTTATGCGCCATTTTTCAATTATCTTAGAATACTCAGGCAACTTTTCGATCCCTCGCATTGAAAAGTTGGAATTGGATGCTTGTGGCGAAAATGATGAACTCTCAGTAAGACCACTGAAACTACACTTATTGACAACATAGAAAGCCACAGCACGATCAATACTTGACAAATCTTTGTCATTGACCTGCTCCTTTGCTTTAAGAAAAAGTTCTTTTGCCAGGACTGGAGTATTGTTTGTCGTCTTAAGATCCACAAGTTTATCTTTAAGATCAGTTCCAAACATTTGGAGTTGTTGCCAGAAGTTTACAAGTGGTTCATACAAATCATTCACCCAAATATCTAGGTTGGGATACTTCTTTGTGATATAAATCGCAACACTTCCTCCACCAAGAAATGGTTCACGAAACTCATTATAGTTACGAAGGTCTGGAAAATACTGTCCCATCTTTTCACAAGCACGGGATTTACCTCCAGGGTAACGTAACGGTGTTTTAAGAGATTTCATTTGAATTCACACTCACACATAATTTCAGTAAGAGCAGCAAGAAGATTTACTTCCTGATCAGCCACGAACGCACATTGGTATTGATACTTAGCAATAATAAGAACGGCAGCAGGAATAGATTGGGGTGTAAGGCAATCAAAAGCGGAGTCATAAATCCTGCGAAGTAAGTTACTAGCATCGTTGTCCAGGTTGGAGACCACCCACTTTCGAACCTCAGTAAAGTTTTTATCTTTGAGATTTTTGATAAGTTCATTTACAGAAATGTCCGAGAAAGATGCAAGAATGCCCGAGTCAATTTTTCCTCCTGTAGAGTATCTCTGGCATTCATTGAGGACCCTACGAAAATCTGGAAAGTGTTTTGATACAAGTTCCGCAACGACTTTTTGATCGTACTCAACCTTTTCCGCATCCAAGATTGATTGAAGTCGTTGGAAGAAACTTCCCGCAAGTTGAACTCTTTGCTTCCCTTTGATTGTAAAGTCAATGACAGCACATCGGGAGTGAAGAGGTTCAATAATTTTGTTCTTGTAGTTACAGGTGAAGATAAAGCGGCAGTTGTTATAAAATGCCTCAATATTCGCCCGTAGTAGGAGTTGTACGTCGTTGCCTGTGTTATCCGCCTCATCGATAATGATGACTTTGTGTTTAGAAGATCCTGTAAGTGAGACGGTCGAAGCGAAGTTCTTTGCTTGGTTCCGTACAGTATCCAAGAAACGCCCTTCGTCGGATCCGTTGATGACATAATAATCTGCCCCCAATTCATTACACAATGCTTTCGCAATAGTTGTTTTACCAATACCAGGAGGTCCAGCAAGAAGGAGATTAGGGATCTCACCTTTTGCCACAAACTCCTTAAATGTTTTTTTAGTTTCATCGGGGAGAATACAGTCATCAATTACTTGAGGACGGTACTTCTCCACAAAAAGAAATTCACTTGTCATAATCAAATCCAATCAGGTTTTCTTTGTGGCATACGAAGATAGTTATCAGCAACCCAAGGTTTGGACGCAATATATCTTTTGTATGCTTCAAATGTGTCAATAGTGTCGTCAAATTTCCATTCCTCAGGCATAGCACGAGCAAATGGAGTCACCTCTGTAATCTTACCTTTAGGAAACAAGTAGTATGCGTCCACAAGAGTCTTGTAACAAGAGTGAGTTTTATTATACCGCAGGCAGTATTCATCAGACAAGTTCAATCCCCACTTAATTAACCAGTAGGCATTATGGATACTCTCCAATGCCCACTTGGTGCAGGGATGGTTGCGGAATGCTCCTTTCTCGGTCTTGTAGGGGGTTCCATCTGCCTTGGGAAGGGTGCCATACCCATGTCCCCACTTATCAGAGGCAACGATAGAGAGCATTTGACAACACTCTAAAGGCATTTTGACAATGTGCTTGTCTGGAAGGCAAACGGCACTTTCAGCAGGCCAGGGAGAAGTAACAAAGATGTTCATCAACCAAATGTAGAATC